TGGCGAGCTGCAAGCGGCACTGTCAAAGCTCATGGGCACAAAGACTTTCGGTCGGTTGTGCAGAGAAGCGGCGCGGCAGATGGTCACGATGCTTGCAGTCGGTCAGATGCGATCTTGGCGGGCTGCTGCAAGCGCAAGCAGTCAGGGCAGACGAATATTCCTTGCGCTGCAAAGGGAGCTTAAAAACACTTCTACGGGCACTACAGTCAATCGGATAATCGATCAGAATGCGCAGTTGATAAAGACTGTTCCGCAGAACATAGCATCGGAATTCAGCCGAATGGCGGGCAAGACACAGTTTGCGGGATTGCGACCGGACGAACTGCTGGAAGAGTTCAAGAGACGTGCGCCGCACTTGACGGATGTTGAAGCGCGGAGAATCGCACGGACAGAGACGGCTAAAGCGGCTACGGCGCTGGTTCAGGCAAGGGCTGACAGGCTTGGCTTGCAGTTTTACATTTGGCTGACAGCGCGGGACGGAGAGCGCGTCAGAGCGTCGCACAGGCTTATGGAAGGTGTTGTATGCGCGTGGAACGACCCGCCGAATCCGGAAGCTTTGGCTGGAGAAAAGAGCTATGGCAACTATCATCCGGGCGGGATATTCAACTGTAGATGCGTGCCGCTGACGGTGATAGCGATTGAAGATATATCGTTTCCAGCGAGGGTACACTATCACGGCGCAATCGTGAATGTGAAGAACATTCAGGAATTTAGATCAATGTTCAACGGTACGGTGTAACGCTTTAACGCTTTAACGCTTTAACCAGATGAAGCGTTCAGCAAATGCTGGGCGCTTTTTCTATGCTCAAAAGAGGTAACTATGCGTTTAGATAAGATATTTATTCGGCTGGCTGTAGCTGCGCGGGATGAGTTCAGGGAAGAACAACACCCGCGAGCGGAAAACGGGCAGTTCACAAGCGCGGGCGGCGGCTCTGGCGGTAGTTCTGGCGGTGATAAGGAAGCAAAGATTGCGGAATTGAAAAGCAGAATATCTAAACTTGGCTTTTTCGGCGAAGCAGGGAAGCAACGGTCAGAATTGAAAAGGCAGCTCAAAGAGCTTGAAGGTAACAGCGGGCAGAAACAGCAACAGCAGCGCACGGAAAGAGTCGCTGCAAACAAGCCCAAAAAGCAGGCGGAAAGCGCGGGGTTTCCTGTTACAGAGCGCAAGCAAAAGCAATTCGACTTGATTCAAAAGACAAATCCGATGAGTGATGATTACCATGTTGGGATTCGCAAAGCATCTGACATAAGGTCGCCGGATGAAGCGTTTAATCCGAATGACGATGAAGGATATTCATATCCGGACTTCACGCGCGAAGATGGCGAGAGAGCGCTTAAAACTGGACGCATAAAGGTATATTCAAGCCGCCCTATCAAACAGGGCGGTTTTGTTTCGCCGTCAAAGCGCATGGCAGGCGATTATTCAGGCGGCGGCAGGGTTTACGAGATGGAAGTGCCGATTGAAGCTGTCGCATGGATAAACGCGGACGAAGGGCAGTTTGCAAATCTTGGTTAGGTGGTGATTCAATTTGAGGGCATATTATGGTTCGCGTATCAGCGAACACATGACAAAAACGCCGGAAGGGTATCTGATTTGTCTGGGCGTTCCGATTGCGAGGACGGGCAGACAAAAGTATCTATCGGGCGAGCTTGGAATCGAGGACAGCGCTCCGGATAAGACGATTGACGTTATCAGGGTCGAAGACGAAGTGTTTTCCCCGGCAACGGTTGCGTCGTTTGAGGGCAAGCCTGTAACGGACGATCATCCGATGGAGAGCGTGGACACAGGCAACATTCAGGCGTATTCGTGCGGTCACGCGCAGAACGTCAGGCGCGGCACAGGGTCGGACAGCGATTTGCTGATTGCCGACCTTTTTATTACTGACAAGCGCTTGATTGACGAGATCACAAACGGGCGGCGCGAAGTTTCTTGCGGGTACGATTGCGAGTATGCGCAGGATGATGACGGAAAGGTTTATCAAAGGGCAATTCGCGGAAATCACGTTGCGGTCGTTTCGGCAGGCCGTGCGGGTCACCGCGTTGCTATAAAAGACTCTGCGGAGTCGGTAAAAAACGAGAGGAGACATTCCATGAAGGAAAACAAGCAGACTTCCCTGTTTGCACGTCTGTTCAGCCGTGCGGTCAGGGACATGGAGCCGGAAGAGATCGAGGATGCGGTCGAGGAGATGGCTGCGACTGCCGCAGAGGTTGGCAACGAGAATACGCCGATTGACGCGGAACCCGTAGAGCCTAAAGATCCGATGCAGATGATTCTTGAGCGGCTTGACAGAATCGAAGAGCGTATCAATGGTCTGGAAGCGAGAAAGCCAGTGGACGCGATGCCCGCTGAAGCTGACCCGCTGAAGCAGCTCGAAGATGAGCTGACTGTCGGGAACAAGCCTGTCCAGCCTGAAGCTGGCGTGCCTACTGCTCCGATGGACGAAGACCCCGAAGAAGCGGTCACTATCGAAGCGGAAGAGCTGAGTGACAAAGCTTGCGACGAAGACGGCGTTGAAGAAGCGCCGGAAAGTGAGCTGCCTAAGAATCCCATTAAGGGCGCTGACGCGGCTCTGTATGCTCTGAATGCGATGAAGCCTGTTATCGCTTCTCTGCCTGCTAATCAGCGCAAGGCGGCGGCTGATAAGGCTGTGCGCGAGATTCGCAAGCTGATGGGCAAGGACGCAAAACCCGCTACTAACGGATATGCTGGCATTACCCGTGCGATGCGCAGCGCGAAGCAGCCTGCTAAGGATGAGGGCAAGCTTGGCAAGGACATCATGGCGAGCCGCAATCCGCACTACAAGAAGGTCTAAAAAGAGAGGTAAAGATTATGTCTGGAAAAGCTATCGGCAAGACTCTTGACTTTGGCTATCGCGGCGCGGTTTCCCGCACGCCCGATACTCTGATTCAGGCTTATCAGAATGTTGGCGATGACAACATCCAGTTTGGCGAGCCTGTTGTATTCGACGCTACTACCGGCGGTGTTCGCAAGATTAAGTCTACGGACACTACCAACAACAACATCATCGGTATCGCGGTGCGCAGGATGGGCGACCCCTACACGGACAACGCGCTTGGCTGGTACTACAAGAAGGGCGACACTGTTGACGTTATCGTGCGCGGCTCTGTCATCGTGGAGTTGAAGGACACTACTTCTATCGCGGCGCATGGCGGCGTGTACGTTGGCAATGGCGCTGGCACTCCCGCTGCGGGCGATCTGTACTGCGCTTCCGGCACTGGACTGGTTCAGGTTCCCAACGCGATCTTCACGACTGGCTCTTTTGACGGTAACAAGTGCGCTGAAGTGACGATCACCGAGCGCAAGGCTTAATTGGAGGTAGAAAGAATGGGTGCGAAAATGGCATTTCCTACTCTGAACGTTCCTGTAAATGACGGCGTTCCGAATGGATTCATGATGGACGCTGCTTCGGTATCTGGCGGCATGGCGTTTCTGGTCGGCGAGCTTGAAAAGCGCGACGAAAAGCTGCATGAGCCGCTGACTTCTATAACCTGGCCGCGTGACATGCCCGTGAAGACTGGCGGCGGCTGGGTTGACAGCGTGTCCGTGTTCGATGTGAGCTACAGCACTTCCGGCGGCACTAATGATGGTTTCATGGGCAATGAAACCAATGATCTGCCCATCATGCAGGCGGACATTGGCAAGGACTCTTATAAGGTTCTTCAGTGGGGACAGATTCTCCGCATTCCGCTGATCGATCAGGCGAAGCTTCAAAAGATCGGGCGCAACCTTGACGATATCCTCAACAAGGGTCTGCATCTTGCGCACGATAAGATGCTGGATATGTGCGTCTATCAGGGCAACGGCAAGGCTGGCACTTACGGTCTGGTAAACAACCCCAACGTTACTACGGTTACGGCGGCTCCCCATACTTCGGGCGGCTCTGATACTCAGTGGAGCGCTAAGACTCCCGACGAAATCCTTGCGGACGTGAACCGCGCGATGGTGGTGACTTGGGCGGCTTCGGAGTACGACCTTAGCGGCATGGCGAACCACATCCTTATTCCGCCCGAGCAGTATGCTTACATCGTGCATACTAAGGTCGGTGTGACTGGCGACAAGTCTATCCTGACTTATCTGCTTGAAAACAACATCGGCAAGAATCAGGGTATCGATCTGGTTATCGCTCCGTCCCGTTGGTGCGATAATGCGGGCGCTGGCAACACTGACAGGCTGGTTGCGTACTGCAATGACTATGACAGAGTGCGCTTTGAGATCACTGTGCCGCTGCAG